TTACATATGGCTGATGATCGCATCACCAAACTCTGAGGATTTCAGCAGCTTAGCGCCATCCATCAGTCGTTCGAAATCGTAGGTAACGGTTTTGGCCGCGATGGCACCTTCCATACCTTTAATGATTAAATCAGCGGCTTCGGTCCAGCCCATGTGACGCAGCAGTATGTTTAAATATTAATTATATATTGTTGTTATGATTGATATTTTATTATTGAATATTACAATTTCACACATTACCAGCTGAAAAACAACTCATTGATTATTCGTTATATTTTTATGATTTTGATAACCTATAATAAATGCAACTAGACATGAAATCACAAAAATATGCTATTTTATTAAGCATCCAAAATCTAAGTCCGCTATCTTTCAAAATAGAAAATTAGTATAAGGATCTCCAATGACATTTATTCTTCCTGATATTGAACTAGACGCGTTCACTTGCCCAGAATGTGGTGTTTATGCACAGCAAGTGAAATACTCCTGTGATAGCCACGTTTTCAACGGGCCACATTACTACATTAAGGACCAATGGTTAGCTTCTTCTACATGTAAGTATTGTAACAAAACAGCATTTTGGATATATAACAAGATGATTTATCCACATAAAGGTTCCGCTCCTCTTGCTCATCAAGATATGCCTAATGATGTAAAAGCTGATTATGAAGAAGCCGCTTATATTTGCTCTATGTCACCAAGATCAGCTGCAGCCTTGCTTAGACTCGCTATTGAAAAACTATGCAACCATCTTGGAGGAACAGGTAATAAAATTAATGATAAAATTGGTTCATTAGTTAAAAAAGGACTTCCTGTTATGGTACAGCAGTCTTTAGACGTTGTCAGGGTAACTGGTAATAATGCAGTACATCCTGGCCAAATTGATACTGATAGCCAAGAAAATGTTAGCAGCCTGTTTGGCTTAATTAATATTATCGTTGAAGTCATGATTACAAATCCTAAGCTGATTCAATCGCTCTACGACAACCTCCCAGTTGGTAGCTTGAAAGGAATAGCAACTCGCGATAAAAAAAATTAAAGTTACCTTATCTCTGCCATGGGCTCTAAGAGGGTGGAGGTTAAAAACCTCTCTTTAGAGATGAATTTATTGTTAAGGGAAAATTCAAACTCAATTTAACGAGCATTATATGAAATTTATATCCTTCTAGAGTAAGATAGATATTAGGTGGAAGTCATAGTATAAAGAACTCCGACGCACCTAAATATTAGGTTATCAAAATAATGAATAAAAAATTACCGCCTGATTTTTTCAATCAATTCATTTACCGAAAGTAAGCTATTTCTTCTATGAATCATGGCATGGCAATTAGGACATAATGGGATCAAGTCATGAACAGGGTCTACTTCATACTCCTCACCAATACAATGAATCGGTTTCACATGATGTACATGTATGAACCCCTCCCCATGTTCGCCATAAACCTGACCAAAGTTAAAACTGCAGCACTTACAGGAGAGACCATGATACTCAATGCAAGCTTTTCTTGCTTTAGCATCTCGTTCATATGAGTTAACGGTTATCATTTTTTTTGCACCTTCTATAAAACTTTCAGGTGAAATTATCTCATCAGGATATGGATTCTCAGAGAAATCCGCATACCAGTTCTCACCTTCTTTACTCAGAAATCTTCTTTGAAGATTGCGCTCAAAATCTTTAATTGAGGCAACGCCAGGATCGTTTAATTTTTCAGAGAAAATCATATTAAAAGTGAACAAATCATAACCTTCAGCAACTAATTTAATATGTTCGATCGCCTGAGTATATCCGGGAGGTCTTTTACCTTTAGCGCTGATTTTCCATTCCTCTTTGAGAATAATGGATCTTTCTTTCTCACTCTCAACATCCCATGCCCCAAATATCACCATCTTTTTTTTATGGTTCACAAAAGACCAACTCCAGTTCCAGTTTTTACACGTTGCTCCATGTGACTCTATGAATTGTTTTCTACTTTGCGACATCACTTTTTACCTGACACTGTTGAAACAGGGCAATATTATTAATTTAATCTAACATTTAATCCATTTTTATGTGTGTAAAAATATTAATCATCCGATTGAAGAATTAACATTTTTATACATTAACCTTTCTAATTAAGATATTATAAAATATAGCACTAACTTCGGTTTTCTAGCCTGCCGTCATTGGCACATCGGGCCAGGAGATATCTGCGGCACCGGTGTCTACCCTGCTTAGCTGAACACTATAGCGTTCCCAGCGGATTAATTCAGCTTCCTCATCCGGCGTTGCCATATCCAGTCTGGTGGCGCGGGAGAGTATGGCTATCCGGGCTTCTGATACCTCAGTCAGCAGCAATTTCTTTTCTGCGGCACGGGCCGCGTATTGTTCAGGTGTCTCAGGCGGGGGATCCACCAGCACGGGCTTACCTGTTTCATCCCCCTCTATTATCTTTCCATCAGCACAGCCTCTGAGCAGCCTGCAATAGTCGTCATCACTCACCGCGACCGGATCGTCCGGCCAGGTACCCGCACGAAGATAGTCGCCCTTTAATACTTCCGGATAGAAACTGTTGGTCTTTGCATCGTAGTAATACATAGGCTCTCCCGTCTCAGTGACCAAAAGCCACCCAGTCCGCACTGCGTTCCAGTGTATAAATGTGCGAGGTAAACCCGTAGTTATCACGGCCGGTTACACTGATATTGGATGTACTGTTGTTACCGGAATCCGAGTTTGTCTGGGTCATCATCACCGTGAAGCAGGCTGACGGAAAAGCTACGGGGAAATTGACCCGTAAATTATTGCCCCTGCCTGCGGTACCCCACTGAATAATGAGTCCTGTGGAACCACAGCGCCACCATTGTGGCAGTACAAAATGCGCGATATTTCTTTTACCGAAAGTATTATTTAGGTAGTCATACAGCCAGCCCTGCCAGCAGGTCCCGTGAATATTTCCGTCTTTCGACAGGCAGGTATCCCCCAGCCAGAGCTCACCATTCAGTCTGAGTTCGCCATTGTTCCTCAGTGAAAAAAGACCGTCCAGTCCCCCGGAATGTACCCTGAAACTTATGTCTGCATACTGACCGACCTTTTCGGTAAAACTCATCTCCGCATACTGATCTCCTTTCCCCTGGAGAGAGAGCCCGCGCGTGATATTCAGGTTCCGGTTTTTGTCTGCGGAAATTCCTTTTTTACGGATAAAATCTGACCCTTCAGTGATCAGGTTCCCCCCGACAGTCACCCCTTTTGTAGTGGTGATCTCTCCGCCGGTGATATGGACATTATCAGCATTCTGCGCAGCCAGTGACCCAAGCCCGAGGTTCCTGCGGGCTTTATCTGTATTGGTCAGTTCAGAAAGGTTGTTACCTTTCTGGAGCGCGTTATTCAGGCGCCGGTCATCTCCGGCTGCCACAGTATCTTTCTTTTCCCCGACATTGAGTACAGCAGCGCCTTTCAGTCCAAGATAACCCCGGGCCTTGACCGTATCCCGCAGGTCACTCAGGTTTGCATCCTGACGCAAAAACAGACCTTCTCCGCTGATAACCGATAACGTGATTTCCGCCTTTTCACTGACCGCCAGGCGGAAGTTCAGATTCACACTGACTCCCTGCTCCGGCTTTTCAATCGCCGCGCAGCTTGCAACGGCATACAAATGGCCGTCTTTAGTAAGCAGTCCGGCTTCCCTGACGACAAAACCACCGACTTTAGGCGGTAATACCAGCCGTGCAATCAGCTGATTAGCCTGCTCCTGAGAGACGTCGAGAGAAGATATTTTGCCCCGATAGACTTCGCGGACAAGGGTGGTACGTGCAGGGTCAGGTGTGACTGCCTGACCGTTACCATCCCCGATCACATAATCTGTCAGGATCACGGCTCGTCCCTGACTGATTGCCGCGGTTTCCAGTGCTTTGCCGTAATCGGTGATAATACTGTAATAGTTCATTCCGGTGCTCCCTGTGGCCTGATACTGATGTCTATCACCGCAGTGACAGCACCACCGGTGTAAAATGTTCCTTCGGTACCGTTTTCGCTGATCACGGCGATGGAGCGCAGATAACTGCGCAGATTCTTCGCTTTATCCGTTTGCCGGCGGATAGCGTCATAAAGACTACTGCTGATTTCTGACCCGCTGTAAACCTCGACCCGAAAGGTATAAGGGGCCGCCCTGGGTTCTTCCTGCCACCATTCAATGACCCGGGAGGGGACATCGATACTGCTTAACGCACGCCGGACAGCGCCGGCTGTCCCCCGGTGCTGATGAATATAAGCTGCATCCCGGATAACCTGCCTTTTTTGCTTGTCACTCCAGCTGTCTTCCCAGAAATCGACAGCAAACTCCCATGCAAGCCAGGGAAGTAATATCTCAGGACAAAGGTCAGCATTTTTTACCTGGCGAACGACAGAAGTGTTCAGTGCGATGACAGGTTCAGAGGATGCCTTCTCCAGTGCTTTTTCTCCGGATGTGGCATTCGGGGGGAGTACAGTCCTGAAGAATGTCGTCACAGGTTTTCTCCGGTACGGGTAATATTCATTGCCTGACACCAGGGCGCAGACCCGGGCTGCCCCTCCATATCCTGCCGTGGGCTGCTCAGGCGTACGCGACTGACTCCCGGTTGCTGAAGCGCAGCATAAACAGCTGACAGGGGGACCGCGCCATGGATCCTGTGGGCCAGCCGGCTGTAAGAACGCAGTACTTCGCGGGCATTGTTCAGTACCGTCTGAGCATCCGGACCGTCAGCGATATCAAGCTGAGCCGTCACTATGTAATTCCGGATCCCGGCACTCATTACCGAAACATAATCGGTGAGTGGCCTGATATCGTCCTTACTCAGCAGATCACTGACTTTCTTCAGCAGTTCAGGTCCCGCGGTACCATTGCCCTCTCTCGATAATACGTATACATCCACATATCCGGGCCGGTGATGTATTTCCGGCCCGTAAGCTTCTGCATCCAGTACCCGCGGATCAGCGGATTTAGCATAATAGCGATAGGCATTACGCGCGCCGGCAGTGTTCATTCGTGCCCACGAGAGCTGGATACGCTCACGGAAAGCATCATCGTCTTCAATGACTGCATCCACCGGAGGAATACTGTCTGGCTGTGCAGCACGGATAATCTGCCGTTGCTGATTAAACGCTGCGCCTATATGGTCCAGGTCACTGCCCTTCGCACTGGCCAGAAAAACTGCTCTTACCGCATCATTCACCCGCTGATAAGCCAGCGTCAGTTGCAGTGCGTGAGCCTCTCCCTGTTTATATGCCGGGTCAGATTCGACTAAAGCATCAAACCCCGGATCAAGCTCTCTCAGCCTGGCCAGCCAGCGGGAAAAAATATCTGACGCATCAGGAATAACCAGAGCATCCGGTACCGCCAGTGTGGACAGATTGATAACATCATAGCCGGTAGCCATAAATCCGGATCTCCTCCAGCCTGACAGGCTGCTGATTGTGAACACAGACGCCCTCCACAGAAAGCAGGCACACTTCCTGCTCTGTCGCAGGGAAAGTCACTTCCACCCGGGTTAACCGTAATCTCGGCTCCCATCGGGCCAGTGCTGTGGCTGTCGCGGCTATGATCCGTAAACGCAGTAATTCATCGCGCGGACTGTCGGCAAGAAGATAAAGTTCACTGCCATACTCTCTGAGTAATACTCTGCTTCCGATCGGTGTGGATAAGATATCGCTGACTGACTGATGCAAATGCGCTGCACCGGACAGGCGTTTTCCTGTGATGCGATCGACTCCCTGCATAATGTAATTTCCGGGTAAGCTTAAAATTAACCGAAGTAGTCGGGACCGTTGTTCTGTTGTTTCTTCGGGGAGACTTTTGTGGCAGCGGTGTCTTTGACCAGATTGATGCTGTAACTCAGCCCCGCTGGCGTCAGACTGAAGATAAGGGATTCGGTTAACCAGTCTGTGTCCTCACGCTCCCCGAATCCACGGGTCTGAACCCTTGATTCGGCAGTCAGTGCCAGTAACTCAGGTGTACAGGGGCCGGAAAGTGACATCTTCCTGGCATTTCTCGCAGCCTGCATTTTCCCCCTGGCGACTTTCTGCAACGCCTGAGAAGATGCCGGCTGAGTATAGGGATACTGCGAAGGCGGTCCTTGATGATCTGCCGTGGCCGTTCGTGTCCTTCCGTCAGTTTCATCGTAATAACGAACCCCGATACTTCCCGGCGGCCCGGCATTTTTTTCACCTGTCGCACGCGTACTTCCCCGCTCTCCCTCACTGTAGGTCCAGCGCGATACCAGATCAGGTGTCAGCACTGCTGTGGCTCTTTTTTTACCGCTTGCAGTCAGTGCAGCGCCCTGCCCGAGAAAAAGCCAGTAGCCTCCGGACGGTTTACTGACAGCATTCATCCGGCTGGCAATACGTGAGAGCAGGTTTGCATCTGACTCAGCAATCTGGTCAATATGGCCGGTTCGTTTTGACGCCAGCGACTGAGCAACCCGGGGAATAAGTCCGTGAGAAGCGGCAACCGTCCTGACAAGTGATTCAACCGTCATATCCTCCCAGCTGCGGGTTTTCTGGCTGAGCACATCCCCCGGCTGACGGGCAGCATTCATGGGGGCAGCTGTTGCATACAGTGTCAGCGAGCGCGGCGGCCCCGATGAAGCTACACCACAAACGACATACCACCCTTTGTCCGTCAGTTCCCGGTTGAATCCAAGAGCGACACGAAGCCGTGCGCCTTTCGGAGGAAGTTTCAGCGTCTCTGACAACAGCGTAATTTTCAGTTCATCGGATCGGGCCGTGGTACCGCCATTATCTGTCAGGGTGAGGCCGGTAAGACGTTGCTGCAGGGCAGCAGTAATATCTTTCCCCTCGGCCAGAATACGAAAAGCAGGGACATAGCAAAATTCGGCGGGTGAAGTGTCCATATCAGTCCCATAAACTCAGTGATCCGGTACTCACCGGTTGAGTGATATCAGGAAGCACAATCACCAGACCGGCCGGATAAACAGCTCCCCTTTCAGCCAGTCCGGGATTGGCTTCCAGAAGCTGACTCAGTGTGAATGCCGGATTGGCTGCGCCGTAATGTGCAGCACAGATCCCATCCGGCATATCGCCGTCACGGCTCAGATAGGTTGTCGGCATAATATTTTAGTGTCATCGTCCAGGTTTTATTACGGTGGCCACCGCCCGGTAAAAAGCGGCTGGTCACCTCTGAAAATGCAGTGATCACCCACCAGCCGAGGATTTCTCCGCTGCCGCTGACCAGCTGTAACGGCCGGGCCTCTTCACCCATCAGGAACAAGGACTCAAGAGGCTCGACACCTTTTCCGAAAAATGCATGTACCTGTCCTTCCAGACGCACTGTCCGCGCGCCCTTGCCGGTATACTGCATCAGACTCTGCCTGCCGATACGTTCCTGCTCTCCCCAGCGCCAAGTCGCTTCACGGCTCAGTTGCTGATAAGCCGTACTGTCAGCAGAGAAAGCAAAATCTCCGAGCATAAGCATGACCTGGGCGCTTTCAGCCGCGGTACTTTTTCGCCTGCCGGCGCGCCCCTGATCCTCAAACAGAGGAATAATTTCACTCACCAGCTGATCCCTCCATCGGTTAAACGGTTATTGCCATCAAACACCATTTTTTCCTGTGCACGACTGATCACTTCATCGGCGATATTACGGGGACTCTGTCCGGGCGCCGCATTCACCTCAATGGTGAAATCGAAACGCCTGTTATCTGTGACCTGCTGACTGACCGGCATTTGACTGATATCTGTTCCGTTAAGCTTATTCCAGAGTCCGGCCGGATCCTGTTGAGAGTTATTAGCGCGAGGGGCAGGTCTGAACCCTTTGTCCGGTGAGGAGAAGTCCGGGGCGGCCTCATCCTCCAGCGAGGAGAGAATTCTGCGGCTGGTATTCTCCTGGAAATCACCGGGCAGATGGGATTTCCAGAACCCTGCATCGCTTTCAGCCTGCTGCCACTGCCGGCGAATGTTTCCCAGTGTCTCAGGGGAGTCGATCGTCTTACTGAACCAGTCACCCAGTCCCGTTTTATCGGCTCTGAACCGGACCATCGGGAGAGGATCACCCTGCCCTATACTCCGTATAATATTCTGCTTATCTGCAGTTTCATCCGGCAGTAACCAGGACAGTTTTCTCGCCACAGCCCACGCAATTTTCCCGACATACACAATGCCCTGACCAAAGCTGAGTACCCCCGGATAGAGGTCCCGCCGCAGAAAGGTGGCCACTTTCTCCAGTCCTCCGCTCCTGAACCAGCCGGATAAATCATTTGTGAGGCGGCGAATATCCGGAGCCAGCTGACTGCCCAGCTGTCCGGAAATTTCAGCAATGGCTGAGGAGAAGAGAGTTTGTAAATCCGTGATGGCCTGGTTTCCGGCCACTGCACCTTCAGCCCCTTCCCGGGTGACAAGATTGTAGCGTGACTGTTCATCCATCAGATCACGGTAACTTTTACCGGTCTGTTTCATCAGAGCGAGCAGTTTCCCTGCCTCATTACCCAGCAGAGTTGTCATGGCAAAAGAGGCTTTCGTCTGGTCGGGTAATGCCAGCGCTCGTTCGAGAATTTTACTGAACTGCTCTATATCGTTCATACCGGCAAAATCGCCGGCCCCGAACCCGAGGGTTTCGAAAGCTTTCTGCAGGGAGCTTTGCTTACCTGTCTGCTTGTATTCGCCGGCTTTTTTGCGGTAAGCGGAAAACAATGTTCCGATATCCTCTCCGCTCATTCCGTACGGACGCACCAGGGAATCCCATTGATTAAACACCGGCACATCCACACCATAACGTCCGGCCATCCCGGCCCGGGCGGCAGTACGGGCATTGGTGGCAACAGGCGATATCAGTAAGCCGGTCAATGAAGTAAGGAGCCCCCCGCCACCCGCAAGCATGCCCGGCAAAACAGCCCCGGTCTGAGCCGCCAGAGAAAGACCTCGCCGGAACAGCCCTTTACATGCGCTTTTAAATAACTGCATGCGCTGTGTTTTCTGTAACTGGTCATTCAGACGCTTCTGTTCGGACCCGGTCTGTTTTATCTCCCGGGAAATATCCCGATACCGGCGTTTAAGATCTCCGAGCTTTTGTCCTGATAAGGCCGTTTTCTTTATTTCACCGGACAGTTTCGATTGCTCGCGGGTCAGTTTTTCAGACTGCCGTCCGATATTCTTAATACTCTTCTGCAGGTCAGAGGAGGACCGCTTCCAGCTGCTGTCCAGATCCCCGCCAAAGGTAATGACGGCTTTCATATTCTGGCTGATATTACCCATGACCCGCAGCCTCCATTTCTCCGGCCAGTATCATTTCAAAGGTACTGAAAGGCAGACCGAGATAATCACTCAGCGGAAAAGCAAGCCGCCTGCCGAGAAACCGGAACCCTTTCAGGATCCGCTCTTCATCCGCTTCTCCGGCGGCAGCATAAAAACATTGAATGCATCGGTGAGCTGTATATAGTCCGCGGCGGTCAGCAGCCAGATATCCTGCTCAGTGAGATTACAGAGTGCTGCTATCATTCTCGCTTCTTTCTCTTCTTCCTGACCGTGGTCTTTGGCAAAAGCAATGCGATCCCTGACCCGGGGCTCACGTAATGTAATCTGCTCAATACGGGTACCATCCGGCAGTGTTACCGGGGTATAGAGGGCAATCTGAATGTTTTCGGAAGGGTAATCCATTATATCGATTCCTTATTTAACGGCCTGCGGTTCCGGGTTCAGAGCCGGACTTTAGCGGCCAGACCGGCCAGGACATCAACACCGTTGATGCGGCGCATAAAACGCTCGGTATCTATGGCGAAAAGCTCTCTGCCTTCATAAAGTTGCCGGTAATAGCTCACGGCAATATCGACAGTGACCGCGTTTTCCGACAATGCGCTGTTCCCTCTGGGATCAGGGGTAACAGTCATTACAAAACCTTCAATTTCTTCGATAGTTCCCCGTGCGGTACCGTCCGCCATATACCCCTGGTAAGCCGTAAATCTCGGGCGGCTTCCGCTGATGAACCCGAAGCTTGCAAGCATGTCAGTATCGATTCCGAAGAATTTTATCTGGCAGGTCATGGCCTCCATCCCGTCATCCACCGGCGCAGGCGCGTCCTGGGCTCCGGTACGCAGGTCAGTTTTAGTAATAGCCAGTACCGGCGGGGTGAATTCGTGAGCGCCCCGGATGCGGATCCCCTGTCGAAAGAATGTCCAGCTGCGTAACGTTTTTATGCTGCTCATGCGGTCACCATTTCCTCAAGTGCATAATTATTATTCACTCTGACCCTGAGAGTGATACGCTCAGTCGGTGATTTCGGTCCGAAGTCATAATTGATAAAGAGCACACCCGCCGCCAGACTCTCTGCTGTGTTCAGTTCATCATCCAGCCAGGCCTGTCCGCCGAAAATGGCTTTCAGCAGTGTCAGCTGTCGCATGTAGGCATTGATTGTGCCGATAACATCATCCGCAATTTCTTTATCCAGTGGCCGGTCGATATAATTCAGCATTGTGTTCTGAATACTGTCTTCAATAACATCGGCAGTCCGTCTGACAGATTCAAACTGCCACCGGGGATCGGCGCTGCATAATCTGTTGCCCCAGTGCCTGAACCCGGAGTGACGGATGATGGTTGAGACATTCTGCATATTCAGCAGATTCGCATCGCACGCTTCCTCCCCGGCAATAAACTCATCGACCTGTTCCACGCCCTGTATATTGAAGATTTCCTGATTCGACTTACTCCACCACCAGCCATTTTCATAATCGATCCTTGCCCGCAGGCCGGCAGCAACAGCCGAATACGGCCGGTACTCCTGTAGTCCGCTAATCCCGCTGATCAGTACACGCGGGCGCAGTAACTCACACCGTGCACCGTATAGCTGGCGGCGGGTCACCACTTCCTGCAGGGTGGCCCCCGATGCGCAATCTATATAGGCCACGGCACGAAGTTTATTCGCCACAGTTTCAAGCGATTTACCGACAGCATCACTTTCACTAAAACCGGTCGCGAGAAGTATCCGTGGCTGATAAGAAGTGACAGCCAGTGAGGTCCCCAGCGCGCGAATACCGTTGAGAACTTCCGGCTGTTGTTTTGCAACTGTCTGACATTCCGCCACCCTGACCACTATCGTTAATGCCGTACGCTGATCGCTGATATCAGTCAGCGCCTGGGGCAATGTGCCTTCAGTGCCCAGCAGCCTGACCTGAGCCTGACTGGTCACAGCTACCGGAATATTGAGAGGGAATGGTTCGTCGGTGCCGCCGCTCAGCTGCAGTTCGAACGGCTGCATGGTGCCTTGTCCGCTTTCAGTCTTTGCCATAACACCCGGTGCGGCTTTATTGACTGCCTCGGTTAACTGCAATGCGGTGGTGTTGGCAGCCATCACAATGCGTATTACGCCGGTTTCATCTGTCGTCACAGTCGTTTCCGTATTCTTACCGGCATCCTCTGTGGCTGAAATCATTAAGCGGTTGCCGGCCTGCCCCGCCGCAATGGCACTGAACGTCACCCTGTTATCCAGTAACGGTGTCCCGGTACTGGCCGTGGCCACACTACCGGCCGAAGCCCCCGGCGCCGTGCCGGTAATTCCGATCACTGCCGTTGGAATTGTTGTTACTGCCATCGCACCGGCAGCCAGTTCTATCGTTTCCACGCCATGAAGCTGAGCCATAACTTTTCTCCGGGTATAAAAAAACCCGCCGAGGCGGGCTGAAGGGGCGTCACTCGATTAAATTTTGAATGTTCAATTAGCAGCCATAAAAAGTCATTGTAATCAGTCGGTTGATATTGATAACAATAAAAATTATCATCTGCAAAATTCCCTTCTGAAGATAAATTCATATGAAATTAACTTACATTCCAAAATCCGGTAACTACGCCGGCAAAGTACACGAACCTCATCTTTATGAGGACGGGTATTATGTGGTCAGTGAAACCCGATTTGTCAGGGATTACGTGAAAGTGAAGACACTGAATGAAGTGTTCGAATGTTATAAAAAAGGGTTTAAGGTCAGAATGAGCTATCTCGGGATCAACCCCAGCCTCATTTCCCCTGCGTCTATCAAGGTAATCTGAAGCCCCAGGGATACAGGGAACCTTCGGCTTCCTACGGAGGGACTGGCTTTCCGGTCTTTCCGCCACTGTCGCCGGGATGGATATGGTTACTGAACCGCTGACGCATTTCTGAGAGGTTACCGGTTCTGTCGGCTACCTCCTTGCCGGCATCAAGGCTTCCGTTAACCCTGACGTTTTTACCCGCAGTCAGTTCACCGGTAATTTCTACCGGTCCATCCAGAACGCCCTTTCCGGTAATACGATAACTGCCGTTCTCTGCAAGAGTGATCGTCAGGCTGTGAGTGTTGCGGTTATATCGGACCTCAGTACCATCCCCATAACGGGTAAGGTGCTCATCATCATTGTCTCCCGGTACCGGCTGCGCCAGCGTATTCCATCCGGGAAAGACACGGCCATTATTCAGTTCCCCTGCTTCCGAAAGTACAGTGACTGCATCCCCCACGGCAACAGGCTGACGGTCTGACCGGTATGCCCCGCTGAATCCCTGGCAGACCGGCAGCCAGTCTGTCAGTGTTTCCCCCAAATCGACACGGCATTTGGGGATTGGCCCGCTCTGAACTGAATGGATCACACCACGCCGTACCATATTGGCCAGCCTTCGCTGCAGATCACCACTGATATCAGTCATGGCTGTTTCTCTCATAAATAAGGTGGTAGTCATTCACATGCTGCAGCCCGGTCTCCGGGGACAGTCCCAGCCAGACTTCACGAAGCGGATGCCCCCCTGATTCAAACGGGTCCGGCCCGAGTGATGCCTGCTGAGTATAAGAAACCCGCCAGACCAGATACTCATCCATCCGCGGATCAAACTCGTCCTGCTCAGCTCCCGTGAATACAGCCGGCCCCAGACCATCGAGCCCGAACAGCTGACCTTCTATCCACTGACTGATATCCGCCGCAGCCGAACGCAGAAAAATATCAGGTTTTGTCACCCCTTCTGCTGTTCTTTCCGTCACGATACTGAGATCGCAAAAGAGACTGACAGCCATCTGTCCCGTGGTCTGTTCGGCAGGCTCCCAGCTGTTCAGTGTGAAATAAACGGCCGGTGTCCGGAGACCGTTATAACGCGGAATATTTTTCTCCGGGTACGTGTCAGCATCTCTGACCCAGCGGATGTTCTTCAGTGCGCTGATGACTGCGTCATGATACCTGGCAATAAATAACGGCTGAGCCATGGGTGATCCTCACAATGAAATGCCGGCTTTAACGCGACCTTTAATGTCTGCAGTAAAATGATGCATAAAAATCTCCATCGCCTCTGCGAACGCATGGTCTTCGATGTAGTTAAGCACAGGCTCACTGATATCAACTTCAGCCGGTCGCAATCGCCTGAATGTCTGATCACGGATGACAACCGTTCTCCGGTGATCCCGTCCTGCCCTTGCGACTTCGCCGTGTTCAAAGCTCAGGGGTTTTAACAGACTACCTGCCGGGTCAAACCCTGGATTTTCCGCCTGGCGTCGCGCGCAAATAAATCGTCCGGTCTTTTTATCCCGCCGGGAGTGCCGCGGACGGATCCTGCCCCGAATCCGCCCTTTCAGATCATTGACCCGTATTGTATTCAGCCCGAACCATAAGCGGAAAATGTCCGGTTCAGCTGTCCGGCTAAGTCTGAAAGTGAAGATCCGGCGTCGTACGGTTGAAAGGTTGCGGGGGGCGAGTCCTGTTTTCAAATCTGACATAGCCCGTTTACGTAATGTCACTGCCGTCCGTTTCAGTGCCCGGGAGTAAGCGGTCATAAACTGTTTATGCGTGGCGCCGGCCTGTCGGGCAATGTTCAGGAGTTCTTTGGTATCGATATCTATAGGGAGGTTACGGCTGAGACGGGCTTTGCGGGACATATCAGCGGCTCCATTGGTCAATCGGTTTTTGCCCGGCCCCCGGTTCGCCGTAAGCCAGCATAACGCGGGTCCGTCCCTCTTCATCACTGCCAATGTGCGTGACCCGGAACGCCTGATTCCTGATGACGACCAGACTTTCCTTTTCGAGACCGGCAATATCACCGGTCATCACGCTGATCGCCGGCGCATGATCCTGGATTTCACCACCGCCGGGAACGCTGACGGGAGCATCCGGCGTCTCAAAGATAGCGCTGACGAAATGCCATTTCCTCTGACCGTACCACATCACTTCCTCATACTCTGAGAATATACGGGTGATACGTTTATCTGCCTGCTGCAGACGCTGACGAAACCGGCTCATTACTCTGCAAGCCGGACAGCGACCTGTGCGTCTGCAGCTTCGGCTGATGACCAGGCGATACCGGCTTTCTGATTACCCTCCGCTTTACCGCTCAGCGTACCGCCACCGAAGTAAAGCCATTGTCCCTGTTTTACGCCTTCAGCGGCCTTAGGTAAGATAAATACTCCACGGGTATGCAGGACACCGGTCATCCCCGGCAGGATATCGTCATGGGCAACGCCGGCCAGATCACCGACCATCACAACAGCGCCTGCCTTCAGAGATTCTTTTCCGGTATTAGTAAAATCAATCGTACCGCCGTCCTGCAGATAATTTGTCGCCATACTGTCCTCCTGTCGCAGGGTTACCCTGCACTGTGCTGATATCAGGTTATTTACCGGGGGCTGTCACTTTAACCAGACCACGCCAGTCGAGAGGCGCCACGCCGGCATCAATACGGACTTTGAACGCTGCCCCGTCGACCGTGAATCCCTGTTGCTGTTCGAGATAAGGTGTGTCGATACCATCCAGATAAGCCACTTCCAGCGTATCCCTGCCCTGTGCCGCGGTGAGATAAAAACTGGTTTTACTGGCATCATCCAGCCGGGCCTCGGCAATAATCTCAACAAAATCCCGTACCGGATTGCTGATGCCGCTGTTTGCATCTGCCCCCGGCACACTGGCAGAGCGGATTAATTGTGAAGCCCTGGATTCCATCGCCACAGGAGTCAGCAGATAAGCCGGACGGATATTCAGCCGGCGTTTTCCGGACTTCTGCAACAGCATTGTCTGTCGGGCCAGATCCAGCCCTTCGATAGTGAGCCCTGCTTTAACCTCGTTATTGTGCTCGGCACTGAACAACGCCTTACCATCTGACATTGCAGGATTACCGGTCAGAACTGCCCAGACCAGGTCCCCGACGGTCGCGTGTGCCGCCATACCCATCGCAGAAGGAATACGGGTCAGCATAGAAAGGTCATCATTGATGACTGTCTGGCGGTCGATACTGAATAACTCGCCGTAAGTGGCCAGTGCGATAGGTTCACCGCGGTCACTGAGGGTAACGTACTTATACTCAGCCCCCGGGCGGACCTCCCGCAACGTCGGAAAGACACCCAGCCCGACACGGTGCGCTGTTTTAAAGTCTGTCAGGGTGCCTTTGCGGGTCCATTTAGTGAAGGTTTCCCCGGCCTCATCCCAGCCGGTCAGTACGGCTTTGTGGGCTACATCCATCAGGATATTACCGAAATCACTGCTGCTGTGAGTAAAGGCCAGACCGACCATCGCCATCGGTGACGAATGTCCCCCGATACTGATCCCCCGATCCACCAGCGAAGCTCTGGCCAGCTCGCGCAGGGTATAGCCACTGTACCGGTTATCTTTTTCATCCGGAGCATAGCCAACACGGGACATCACCGAGGCCCGGATCGAATCCCCGACCAGGTTACCGTTCCCTGCATAGACGTACCCCATGGCGCCGCCGGCTGCAGACTGAGTATTTTCCCCCAGCGCAGTCAGGAGTCTTTCCCTGGCCTGCCCGGCATGACAGGCGTAATCCGCAAGACATTCATTTTTCAGTTCAGCAAAGGCAGGGAAATGTTCAAAGACCCCGTTGATTTCTGTCACCCTGGTGGTATTCGCGGTGATGATCTGCTGCTGCAACTGAGCGGCAAGCGCCTGAATGTCCTGCGGGGTCGTGAGGGCTGACCCGGTCACGGCGTCAGGAGCCGTTACCGCCGGTGGCGGTGTGACAGGAGAAACATTACCCTCTGCTTTTGGCATAAAAAGTGTGTTCAGTTGTTCCGGCATATTATGATAATCCTTCAATGTATTCTGGTTTACACAGGCTGCTGCCTGCATCTCTGGTTCCAGATAATCCGCGAATCCTTTATCAACGGCTTCGGCCCCGTTCATCCAGGTTTCCTCTTTCATCATGGCACCGACCTCTTCTCCGGACAGTCCGGTTTTCTTCATATACGCCCCCATCATCAGTGCCTCATTCCGATCCAGCCAGTCGGCATAAGTGCGCATGTCATCAGAGGTTCCGGCGATACCGCCCAGGGGTTTATGAATCATCAGCCAGGCGTTCTCAGGCATATGTACCTTTGCTCCCGGCAGACAGGCAATCATTGAGGCCATGCTCGCCGCCATGCCGTCGATGTAAATCGTTATCCGGGCACTCAGTCCTGCCAGCGTGTTGTAAATTGCAAAGCCCTGAAGTACATCTCCGCCGGGACTGTGAATATGCAGGTCTATGGTGGCGGCCTGATAAACCCCGGCCTCTTTGCAGTCACGGAGAAACTGCTGAGCACTGATCCCCCAGCCACCGATCACGTCATAAAGATAGATTTCGGCATGCCGTTCTTCGGCCTGTGCGCGTATTTCATACCAGTGCTGACCACTGACTGCATCCACGCCGGCCAGGACAGCCCGGGGCTCAGTCATCATCACGCTGTTTTTTTTCGGGCAGATCTGCATTTTGTGTGGCTCCTTTATCGTGAGCAGCATCGGAATCAAAGACCAGGCCGTGCTGGCGGTTAAATGAGGTTTCGCTCATACGCTGACGTTTAACCTCCTGCGGTGACTGTCCGCGTGCCCGGACCCACTCGGCCTCTGTGCCGGCGCCGCCACGGACAATCTGTTTCCAGGCCGTGGATTCTTTAACCGGGTCTATCCAGGGCATGACAGGTCCCATATAGACAGCATTGAAGAGAGAGGACCGGTCTACATCTGCCGGTATTTCAATGCCGCTGACTTCAAGCATCGAAATCCAGGCGCGATAGACAGGCCGGCTGTACTGACCGACAAACCATTGCTGGAGAACGTTGTACCCTTCGTAACTTTCCACCAGCTCCTGGCGCTGGGCGCTATAGGTGCCGTTATAGTCACGGGCGATGCTGGAGTAACTGCCGCGGGTGCCCGCCGCGACGGCACGAAGCTGGCCATTACGGTATTCATTCAGATGGGTATTTGGCCGGTCCGGCGCGACCATGCCCAGGTCCTCGCCGGGAGCCAGATCGTCATAAATCATGCCGGGAGAAATATCATAATGGTTACGTTTTTCCTCACCCGGCCGATCAGGATCGTAGTTTGTGGCATCCCCGCGGCGGATAAAAAAACCCAGTGATGCCGCAATCCTGGCAGCAACCCGCTCTGATTCCTCATAATCTTTGATATCAGCGAGGCGGGTAATGACCCCGTGCAGCAGGCTGACTCCGCGCAACTGATGAAGTCTTTTTCGCATGGCCAGGTGCAACATGCCTGAGGCCGGGATAGTCTTCATTTCACCGTAGCCTGGTAACCATTCGGCCGGATGGTTCTTATAAACGCGGTAGCCCACCGGTCGTCCCCAGGTGTTTATAACGATCCCCTGACGAATACGCTGGTCTGAAACGCAGGTATTCAGTTCCAGCGGCACAAAGTCAGCTTCAAGCATTTCTATCGAGAGAGAAACCGGTGTGGAGTGGACAAGGCCTTTGATATTTCCGCGGACCAGCTGAGTGAATACTTCCCCGTCCCGTAAGGCAGAACGGAGTAACAGACGCTCAACTTCCGGACGGGTAAACATACCTGTCACTTCCGGCCTGACGGACCATTCAGCCCATAACTGACTAAGGGTTCCGGCAAAGGCTTTATGCAGCCTGCCATGCCGGTCAAGCGGCTGGGGCTCTATCTGTATACCGCGGGCGCCGATAACCCGTTCCTCCAGTTTGTCGAGAATACCGATAACAAGATCATGATTTTCATCCAGCCAGCGGGCCTGTTCACGCAGCGACTTCCCGGCTGCCATCACCGCCATATCGGCCCCGCGGCCTTCCCGCCTGGCCTTATGCAGACGGGTGGGCGTCGCAGCGTCATACGCCTGTAGGGTCAGCCGGTTTCTGGCACGCGCAACTGCCCAGCCCGGAGCAAGAGCACCGAGCGTTTTTTCAAAAATATTCATAGAGAGCCTTAACTGAACCGGGCCAGTTTCACGCCGGAGCCGGAGCGTTCTGCAAGTGACCACCGGCGTTCCCAGAACTGAAGTTCTGCGCGCAGAGCTGCGGGATCATGATTAGTGATCGCCCTGCCATTAACACCGGTAAAGGAGACAGCCTTTCCATCAAGAGTGTCCGTATAGGCCTGCCGCACCCGTTGCAGGGTGTCAAAGATTTCAGCTTTCGTCATAACCATGCATTTCCTTCGCTGATCCCGAGCCACCCGGACTCCGTCACCGCAGGAGTAACCTGACGAACAGTGGACGTACCGGAAACCTGCAGCGCCGGCTTCAGCCCGGAGCTTTCCGGTTGGTCAGATGACAGGATATTTGGATTATTCAGTTGAGATCCGGCCCAGGCAGGCGGTGCGGACCAGTCGCGTATTTTGTCGTAACCACGCAGTACGACGACCGCATGGGTATAGCAGAACAGGTCAAAAGCCTCGTTATTGCCTTTCCCCGGTTTACGCCATTTCCCGTCCGGGCCTCTTTCCTCATAGGTCAGCTCATCGTAAAACCATTCTCCCAGCCACTTCGGAAAATGAAGATAGCCCGGGCCTGGCGTATCACGGGACAGGTTATTACTGAGCTGGTCTTTAAGTCTGTCCGTTTGCAGAAGATAAACCGGGACATCTCCCCGCGCCTGAGCCTTACGGTCACTTCGCCCTTCATTATCAGGATAGGTTTTCGTAATAAGCTTCTGACGGCGGGTACTGTCGCCTTTAATCAGAATCACCCTCTTCCCCAGACCGTTCTGCCGGCAGCGGCGCCACAGTCTGTAGGCATTATCGGTCACACCATCCTCACCTCCGCTGTCGACGGCCATGGCCATCACTGGCATACGTCGCTGCGGCTCAGTCTGCAACGGATAGGTTTTGTTGAGCACATCTGAAATCAGCAAATCCCAGTCCTCCGGATAAGCACCGGGATGCACAGGCAGTGCTTCTCCGTGTTCATCGCAGCGCAGGGAATACCGGATGTTGTAGCGGTCTATCAGCCAGCGTTCGTGGTTTTCCCCGTATCCGGTGATCTGAACAACGAACCGCCGTTTTTTACCGGCCTGCACATCAACGGCAGCCACCAGGAATCTGACCTGTGCCGGAACCTGGCGTTTAATACTCTCCTCCGCACGCGACATCAGCTCCTCAGAACGGCGCTGCTCGCCGGCTGATTTCGGCAGGTACGGTAATCCCCAGTCAGTGTTGATCACCGCTTTCAGGGTTTCTTCACTGCCGGTGGTTTCATACTCCTGTTCGGCACTGAGGAGTTTGTAAATAAGCTGGCTCCATGTCTGATACGCTGCTGCCGGTCCTTCCATCCAGAAAGAGGCAATCCGTGATCGCCTCGCCGTACCTCTCACGCTACCTTCACGGTCAATATGCTCCCCGTCCCGTAACCACACACCCCGGATATTAAGGTCCCGTTTCATCTCCGGCGGAATGATCCCCTGACAGGAAGGACAGATGAGACAGGCCTTCTCACCCGCAATTAACGGGTCAGGCTCTCCGCTGTAACCTCCCATATTCGCCATCGATGGCTGAAAGTATTCGCTGCAGTGCGGGCATTGCCAGTACCAGCGACGGCGGTCCCCGCGGTTATACAGGGAAAGAATACCCGTCGCGGGGGGTGCTTCATGCGGTGTGGAAGGTCTCCAGCGCGGATCACGGATGTCTCTGCCGGGCGAGCTTTCGGCAAGCGTCATGCCGGCGGACATAAAGGTCGTTGTACGCTTAGAGGCCAGAGAGAATCCATCGCCTTCCCCGTCGATATCTTCGGGAAAACGGTCATAGTCCGTCAGGGCAACACATTTGAAATCTGAGGATGACATGACATTCACTGATGGCCATCCGATTTTCAGGAAACTTCCGGACAGAAAGTATTTGTCATGCACATTGTTATCGTTGCTTCTGGGGCTCAGACACTTCCTGACTTCCGGACTGCACCTGAAGGTTCTGGCCAGACGCTTTTTGGAATGCTCCTGGGCCTTATCCTGGGTCATCTGAACCAGCAACATATCTGACGGGTCGCAGACAATGTTATAGATCACCCAGCCGTCAATCAGGGCAATGGTTTTACCGGTACGTGAGGGCCCGACGAAGATCACAGCATCGTAGGAACGGGAGGCCAGACAGTTCATCGCTTCTGTCATGTAAGGTGCCACCAGCGGGTCCCAGGGAACTGAGTTCCCGCCTGATGTGGGGACTCGCATATACTCTGCCACAGCTTCAGCCACCGGTATCCGCCGCGGCGCCCTGATAAGCAGACCGGTATCCTGTCTGATGGTTCCGGCGCAGGCATGTACCGTCATCACTCCTCCTCCGGTGTAACCTCCTCTGGCGGGTCGGTGATGATCCTGCGGGCAATTTCATCACGTAAATCATCAATAATTTCCTGCACCCTGCAGACTGCATCGGGTGACAGGGCACAGTCACGTTCCAGAATATCCGGTAAGGTCTCGAGCACCTGGATCATCGCTTTCGCCATATCCGCAAACTCGCGGGCAACATCAGCCGCCGGCAGCAATTCACCGACTTCCTGCTCAAACTTCAGGCGCTCCCTCTCTGACTGATACCAGGCCTTGCGGTCCTGAGGAACCATCTCGCCTTCAGCAACCGGAGGCGGCATTTTCATCAGTTCCCCCAGCACTGCAGTCAGTAAATACAGGCGAAGATTTGTGTCATTGCCCCCGACCGGACGGACATTTTTCAGTCGTGCAGCGACTGTCTGGCGATGAACTCCGGACAGCGTGGCTAACTGACTGATGTTAAGAGTCAGATGCTTTAATTCACTGTCCATAATGCACTCCGGTGGTGAACAAAATTTAACCAGTTTCGACACTGGCTATTTTTTAAATCATTAAATTCATAGGATTACACTGGTGGTGATGATGAAAAAAAATGCAAAAAATTGCCTTTTTCCGCGCGGTACTCCCCCCCCGGTGGAAGGATCCCGGGGAGGACCCGTGAGGAAAATTAATGACTTATCAAATAGATTTAGTTAGCTTTAGTTATGAGAGATAACTCTTGATATAGCGAGGCCATATTTGGAAATGAAAAAGATAGTGCACAGCCTGGAATTACTGCTTAATCTGATTACAAAGTCCTGTGGTGTAATTGCATGCTATGGTGCAGTTATAGCACTGGCTATTTTTTACCCTATCAGATCAGCCCAGGTACATAACAGCTATGCCCATCTGGTTGCATTAATTTTTTACCCAGCAGCAGCTATACTGGCGTTTATATGTGCAGCCCAAATAATTACTATCTATTATAAAGAGTTTTACAATAAAAATAAATTTGAAGGAAATGCCAGTAATTTATTTTTCAATATAACTGGCTTAGTAATCATTCTATTCCTGGTAATACTAATTATGGTTATTCCACTATTATCTGTTTACCAAGAATTCAGATAACGGGACTGTAACATCCAACATCATTTGATATCAATTAGCCAGAATTGATGAGGCATTAAGTTGATGAAGCAATGAAAAGGTATCTGTACAGGGTGCCCGGAAAGCTTTGTATGTGTTGTTTCATCACTTAAAGAAAGAATTCCTTATGTGACTCAGCCAGTAATGACTCTCTTCCTGTACTCAACCGCCATGCGGATGATCGCGGCCATTTTTATTTCATTTTTCTGGAAGGAGTGTCCTTCCGGATCTTCTGCTAACTCAAGAACGTAAAAGTGATGTATTCCATTCCACTGAAAGTATGAGTAAAAAAGCAGAGTATCGCAGGAACGCCGTGACTGGGCCCGTGCCAGCCAGGAGTTTAGTTCGGTATCAGTATGACCATCAAAGACATGTACATGATGAAGCTGTTCGTTCTTTGCTGCAGGCTTGGGGAAATGGTTAGGTTTATCCTTCCCAAAGAAATCAACAATCGTCAGATATTCCATCTGGACAGACATGTCAGGCGCGGGAAGATTACCTAAATCAGCGCTCTGCATTTTGTAATCAATGAATCCGTCATAGAGTTCGGTGAATCCACCAGCCGAACCCATTCTGTGTGACATCGTCTGGCTTACATCAAAAACCAGACGATGTCCGTCGTCAGAGATAACATTCCTGAGGAAAACCTCATCTCCCATCAGGATGATGCCTTACACACTTTTTTCTCAGTATCACTCTGTACCGGGGAAGCAGGAACACGCTGAGCCCTTACAGTTTCAGCAATACGAAACATCTTCTCACGACTGCTGCTTTCCGCACCCGGATTCTGTTTTGCTGGTTTACTCATAAAACCTCCTTACGGGGACAATACTCACAGGCAATGGGGATCCTTGTGAATAATGCATAGCGAGTAAAATTTGCACAATTATAACACACCATTCAGGCCTAAAAAATCCCCCTAATCAGTCCCTGAAATGCTGTGCAAGATGTTTCAGTTTCCCCGGAGCTACACCTAATAGTCTGCCTGCATCCCGGAGCAATACTCTTCCACTCAGGGCTTCATCCAGAACAGCTCTGCAGAAAGGCTGGCTGTTTCTGTCCTGTATCACAGCGTAAAATTCATCCGGCCCTGCCTCTGAAGCCCTGTAATCTTTTAACAAGGACAAATAATAACGCCGGTAGTCCTCATACATCACCAGTTGCAGGTCATATGCTCTCCGGACGACCACATAACGACTGACATGAAAACACCTGGCCAGAGCAGCCACGTTTTCCTCTGTTGTGTGCTCCGGCTTCCATAATGCTCTCATGTCAGCACCCGGCATAAGAAAATCTCCTGCCACCTGATTACAGAACTTCTCAGTATTATGCTCATCGTGAACACCGACAGAAGAGATACCGCTCATACCAATCCATAAGTGAGTCAGTTCATGTATCAGCGTAAAGAGCCTGGCAGATGGTGCATCAGCCAGGTTGATAAAAATGACAGGGGCCAGGGGATCACTGATCGCAAAACCCCTGAACTCTTTAACGCTGAGAGGCCTGTGAGTATTGCTATCGACGATGCCGCTGCGCATAACAAGAATACCGGCATTTTCTGCGGAGTGAATAATTCTGCGCTGATACTCTTCCCACGTCATAGCGCCCGGATCAACTCCGTCAGGAAAAAGAAAAGCTTTTATGACCTCAGCCACCTTCTCCGGCGGAGAGTCCATACTGACAGAGCCAATAAACGTTAATACAGGCGCGTCCTGCTCTTTCAGATACTCTTTGTACCACTCCTGCCGGAGCACTACAGCAACAATGGTATCCCTGAGATTAACGCTGATTTTTCCCTGTATACCTCTGTCAGATACCGTTCTCAGATCCGGTAATGGCACAGATTCATCCGGCGGATAAGGTAAGAACAGATAGCCAAAGGGTATATACAATTGGTCCGCTAATTTCTGTGCCTGCATGAACGTCGGCTTATCCTGGCCCGTGAGCCAGCGCTGTATTTTTTCAGGGGCAGCACCGGTGATCCCGGACAGTTCCTCAACAGACACCTCTGCCCGTTCCTGTGCCCGGGAAAGCATTTTGGGGTTGATATAAGCTAAATCTGCCATAAGGGTGCATCCGGTACTCAACAGAGTATTTATTGAGCTAATACTATAAGAAACCAGCGGCGTCTCCACGGACCTCAGTCACCTTCCGGGAAATTTAATTGCTGCTATGGGTTCCCCCATTTACGGATTGTATTTCTCTGACAGAGGCAAGCTGGTGGTTCGCTTTTTCTATCGCAGCCAGTAGCGGTGCTATCCATAACACCGCCTGACAATATGTCAGCCTGCCGGAGGAAGCGGCACCAGTACCGGAGCGGTCAGTGCGGCTGGCAGAGGCTGGCAGGGCTGCGGTACGTAAACGGTACGTGGTGCGGAGCAGCCCGTCAGCAATATCAGCAGGGATAGCATAGTCACAGCTTTTTTCGCGCCTGAGGATAGTTCTGTATTCAATGACGTTCTCCTGTGAGCGGGCGTCTGTGCCGGCTGCTGCCGTGACTGAATCTGCAGCCACCTTATTGTACAGCGATACTATCTCTGCCTGACGCGCGATAACCTTACCCTGCAAAACGGCTTGCGCCTCTGCATTGTCTGCCCGTTTTACGGCCGTTCTGTAGCATGCGCTCATCACTGCAGTTCCCAGCAGTGAGGCCACCAGTACCGACAGCATTATCGCCATCAGCTTAATATTCATCCGGCTTCCCCGTTCACCGTTATGTGACTCAAAGCCCGCTGATAGCGTTCAGTCCTTTCCTTCAGCCCCTTCCTGCCCCCGTTAATCAGCAGTGTCACGCTGAGTATGTCGCCCGGGCATTGCAGACAACCCCGGCAGGCATAAAACCAGGCTGCAGAACGGGCAGCTTCGGTGTCTCTTTCAAGCAACTCAGGCATAGAAACCAGATCCAGATTCAGCGCTGTACCACAGGCCGTGTAATTATCGCGGCCGGTGATTTGTATCAGCCCGCGACCGCGGTATTTCCAGCCATCGTCTTTATACCGGTTACCCATTCTGTTCTGATACACCAGTGCAGCAATCGCTGCCTGCTGCGCCGGCTTTCCCCGTTTCCGGCCCAGCATTTGTGCCTGATACGTGGTTATCCGTCTTCCGAAGGTTGTCAGTAATGCCTCAGGGGTATAGTTAAAGCTCTCCAGAAGCTGCCGGAATCCTCCTGACTCGTGCCCTGTCTGGGCGATAAACATTGCCTGGTCCCGGGGTGTCTGTATCCCGAATTCTTCCATTGCAGCCATGACCGGCCGAAACCAGCGCACAGCGAGTCCGGCGCTGATACCAGCCGCCATCCGAAATTGTTCCTGTTCCATGGTCAGAGCCTCAAAGGAGAGAGTAACCGTGCAATATTTCCTCTGGCACGGCATACCGCTATACAGATAACAGAATTAACCAGTACCACCGGCCAGTGTGTTCCGGTGTAGTGTCCTGACAGATAACCGATAGGGATGCTGCCGTAGATCATCACCACAGCCCAGGCTATCAGTGAGATAAAAGGCCGGTACCGGTGCCCCTGCTTTTTCCAGAACATCAGAACGATGACTATCACCATACTCAGCAGCGCATTGCACAGTGCAGGCCAGTTATGAATCTGCATTGCCTCCCCCTCCACGCATCCGGGTCAGAATCTGAGCGATACTTCCGTTACTCAGTGATGTCAGAAAGCGGATAGCCACTGCCGCCACTATGACAGCCCCGAGTGCATCCAGCGGGTGATCCCGGTAACCGGTCCATTGCTGAAGCTTTGAACCCACCAGCCCGGAACCCATTATTCCCGCAGCCCAGGACACCAGAAAATAAGCCACCTGCTTCAGATGCCCGAGACCAGGTGAAGACGCGACATAAAACGTTGCACCGGCGAACGCACCAAACAGTACGCCGTAATCAGCACCGGTAAGCAGACCATACAAACTGACTCCGGTCAGTGCCGCAGTTGCAGCTCCGGTACCGGATATGGGTTCGGACATGATGTCCCCTCAATAGCTGTGAATCCTCTCAGAATGAGGGGAAATGTGTGTGGTTTTGTTGGAGTGTGGGGATTAAAACGATGATAAGCGGTGTGGCGAAGTAACCACTCTTATCACGTTAGACTATTTTTTGCGGACCGAGATAATGTTTTTTTTCAGTAAAACAGGTATTTTTAAAGAAAATTAAACCAGAGTGAGTTAAGGGTGGCTAAAACTACTTCTTTCCAAATCTTCTATGATGCAGAAGATAATGAATTAGCACAGCATAAAATTGATGCAAAAACTCTCAGCATTTCAATCGGTTCTATGGCTGATTTGATTTCAGCTGCTGATAAGCGGCTTAATGACGGTCAACAAACTGTTAAGTTGATGGTGACCAACCCTGCTGAAGCTGGCTCACTGGGTGTTTCCTATACAATGATGGAACTCGTCCCACATGCCATCAACGTTGCAAAAGTAATTGGATTAACTGGCTTGGCGGGCGCAGCCATTGGCGCACCAGCACTATCACTGATTCGACAGCTAGGAAGTAAGAGGGTCATTTCAATCACTAAAAAAGTAGGTACAGACCAATCTGTTCTAGAACTCGAGGGTGAAGAAATTGTTTGCCATGATTCTGTTGCAAAATTAGTAACAGATCCTGAGATTAGAGATGCTCTTGTTAACGTAGTTCGAGCCCCGCTAGATGGAAAAGCCGGTGCAGTTTTCAAAGTCATCAATGAAGAAGGTGAAGAAGTCGTCCGTCTCGAAGGAGAAGAAACAGAGGAAGTGAAGTCTTTACCTAGAGGCACGTTGCTTGAGAAACGAGAATCAATCGAAGAGGTAAATGTTAGATTCATTCAAATTAACTTCGAAGGGACAAAGGGGTGGAGAATTGACTACCTCGGTGAAGAGCATGCTGTTTCGTTTGAAGACCAGCTTTTCATACATCAAGTTCAAACAGGTATTGTGAGTTTCACAAAAGAAGATTTGTTCGTTGTGGACCTCAAAACAACAAAAACTTTCACTGCGCGTAACACGACAACCAAGTATGCTATAACCAAAGTTAAGCGGAAACGTCCTGCTGAGGCCTGATAACGTGACATCGAATTTGCTGATAGCACAACTGATCTTCTGGATAGGAGTGATTATGATCATTCCTACCTTTAGTCGTTTCTGCTATTCAGCATCGGCTTTGCTTTGGCGTAAGCTGTTCCCAACCAGAATCTTTGAATTTCGTTATCATGACGAAAACACTGGCTCCACAAGAACGCTAACAGTGAAAGTGCCACGAAAAAAAGTGAAAATGCTTGCAAGCCTCATAGATGAAGCTATAGCGGAGAATTCAAAACAAAAATGAGTTCTCAAAACAAAGGATTAAGCACTGGTAAAGCTACTCTTTCCACAGGAGGTTGGGGGGCAATACTTAGCGTTTTAGTCGGCGCAGTTTTGACCGATCCAAATAGCGTTTGGAGGACTGTTGCTTATGCCTTGGTCCCGGGTGTAGCAGCGGTCCTCACTTATGTTATGAATTGGTTTATTTCAAGGCATGGACTTGAGTCCCCAGAGGATGCAGCCAAGAGATCGAAATGTAAACGAGACCTAGCCGAGATAGAGAAGCAGTTAAACTCGGGGCATTTGACCCCGGAAATTGAAGAAAAATTGATGCAAGCAAAAGCCAGAACTATTGAATTATTGGTCTCTATTGGCAGCGATTCTATACTTGCTGCGTCATCTGAGCAAATATCTAAAACTGTCGATCCACAAAGTTAACCGACAGTAGCGGGCCTACTACTCAAATATCTATTTCAAGTTTTATATCAAGTGCAGACAGGCAGCCATCAATGAAACCTTCAGCCATCTGAAGTTCAACCCGAATGCACTTTTCATCACGCTTTAGTATCCTGGCTATCTTCCTTTTTGGCATGCCATAAATGTAATGCGCCACCAATAGCCGGTATTCTTCAGGTCTTCGAACTGCAAGCCTTGCCATGCAGCCATCAATAATGAGCCCGTCACTATCACTGCAACTGAGTCGGGAAGCCCGGGTCTGGGGCAGAAGTCCTTTAAAACCCGCCGCGATATGAGAATAATCAACACCACTGCTGTCTGATGCTGCCCATCCGCCGAATTTTTCCATTATTAGCTGAATATCACGCATTATCTCTGTCTCCACACATTATTTTTTAGCGGTCCCGATAACACCTACTGCAAAGGCGTAATCAAGGGTTCTTAAAAGCAGCAGAAGCTGACTGCCGTATTTGCTTTCAAACGCTGCCGGGTCCCTGTGTAATTCATCATGGTGAGCACGGCAAAGCGGTATAACAAATATATCATGAGCCTTAGTACCGGTTCCCCCCTGCCCGTGGCCGATAATATGATGCGGATCGTCTGCAGGTGTACCGCAGCAGGCACAGGGCTGAGACTTCACCCAGCGCGTATATTTCTCATTAGCCCATCGATGGCGCTTTGGTTTCCGCATAAATGATTCAGGGGATTCCGGATCAATGCGTAGGCACAGAACCTGCTTAGCTTCCTCTGCCGTTCTTTCCATGACTGCCGCGGCACTGTCGTCATAGCCGATAATGTCACTTTCTTTCATCGTGCCACGGAGTTCCTGCCCCTTAGGCATTCTGAATAGCCGGCGCCCGGGGACTTCCGGTATCAAGTCAGTGACTCCTTTAGTCAGTGCCCACCAGCACAGTTCCGGCATGGAAAGGAGATGGCCAGCCGGTAATGACAAGTCAGACACTACTTTGCGAATAACAAATTCAGCGGTGTTTTGCCTGGCTACAGCATGCATCTGCTCTGGTATATTTATCTCACGGAAATAGTTGTCATGGGTGTAGCAAAGACAGACATAACCATGACCGACTTTTAGCGTAGTGTGTTGGTGGTGGTGATATTCATCAGCGTTGAACTGGCAGCAATCGAGATCAGCAACATAGGATTGGAGCTGACTCATCCCGCCAGCAACCTCAATCACCCGCGGGTGGTGCCAGAAGAGATGCAGATCCGGGTCATCCAGCAATGGCTGTTCTGAATCATGTAACCGGCCGGACGGTACAGACTTCAGGTATTCCGGTTCCATCGAGACAACAATACGTCCCCGAAACATCCCTAGCAGGTCATTACCGGGCCGTAAAATAACGGTCCCGGTACGTGGCGCCACGTCAGGCGTCAATAACGCTCTCATTTGTTCGCCATCGCCTTGCGGAAAGCTTTTTTCAGCTTTTTATTTCCGAGCAGATGGATATATCGACGGCAAAGTGCCTCTGATGCAAAAATATCATCCCCATCTACGGAAACAGCTTCAGGGTGTTCCTTCAGATAGTCCTGTGTTTCCTTCAGCGCGAGAAACTGATCCGGAGTTAAATCCGTCCTTGCTGTTTTAGACCGAACCCTGTGTACGCTGCTGCATCCGAATAAGTGACTTTTGGATTGAACTCCCATTCAGATCCCTCCCGCCAAATATTTATCGTGCGTATGCTCACCATCCCAGTCCCTTTTCATAGGGAGTGCACCTTTGAGGTATTTCCGGTATAGCCATACGGCACCAGCCCTGAGTAGAACTGGCTGATAGGTTGTGAAGCTGGCTGAGGCATTGGGGGTGACCTGCACTGATTTCTCTGTCAGATACTTATCTCTGGCTACTGACTTCACACGCCACTGAGCATGTCGGCCCTGAGGGTTATCGTCATACAGCCAGTTAGCTGACTGGAGATAAGTGCTGATTTTTGATGTGTTCACACCATTAAGGCGCTTACAGAACTGGACCGGAGACAGACCTTCAGCAAAGAGTTCCTCCAGGTGTTCGATGTATTCAGCCTGTTGGTGAGTCAGTTGCTCAGCCTGCTGTTTTGCTTCCATAGCGTCAGCCCAGGCCCTGGCCAGTTGAATCGGATCATCAATGTTGGGCAGCATAACGCCGTACACTTCCCGCAGATTGAAGTAACTGTCTTCTAATTTCTCGAAGAAATCCCAGGCCTGGTTAGTATCAACAATCTTGGACATGCGGGCAGCGCCCTTCTCTGTCCACAGAGTCAGTGACCTGGCATTACTTCCAACAGAGTTACTATTAGCTACTCTGTTCTTGAACACCTTTAACTCTGATCCTGTTATTAGAAAATAATGGATACCTTCTTCAAACCGGTCGATATTGCGAGAGAGATTTGTCCTGATGTTTCCTTCATCAGTACCATAGCCAAGAGCAAGGGTTTCCGTTGTGACAACGCGCATGCCCTGGTAGGACAAGACTGGAAGGTTTGCTGATACGCCAGACAGCGCAACAGAATTCAAACGGTTCGCGGGCGTGATAGCCCCATTCGTAGGTAAGGACATAGTTTTCTCCACACTGATTTTATATCGGTCCCGCCCCATCATCTGCAAATGAACGGGATCAACCTTTGCTGCGAGTACTGCAATACACCAGCCAGATAAGCTTACTACAAGTGATGATTAAATATCCAGGTACTACTTCAGCTTTGTGCCGAAAGCGGACGTTTAAGCGTTCAACCTTCGTATATATATTTATGCTTATATGACGAAAGTTATCAGTTTTCCGAGCTGATTTTTTCAGGTAATAATCACCTGTAGGGTAACCCATTACTGCAATAAAGCTTATTGTTACACTTAGTAACGTATTATTGGCCCGCAATTATAAGGCCGCCGTCAGGCAGTTTCCTCACACCTCTTTAAGGGCATTCGGTAAATCGCACCATTGCTATACAACCACACCACAAGCACTACATGTTGTGCTTTTTAATAGAGAAGATTACACATATAGTGAGCACTTGGGCAGGAGAATATAAGTGCAGAACGCCTGGGTTTCCCTGCTGTGTTTTAATTATGTCAACAACCATGCTACATTTGATTTTTTAAACGGAGATGAACATTATGGATCAAAAAAGTCTTAATAATCTCTTTAAAGAATACCAATCCAAACATAATAAACATTTAACTCCTGAACTAGATATGACATCATTGGTACTGAAGTCTCATCTTTTTTTAGAAGAAATATTGTATGAAATTGTCTTGCTTCATTGCAAGACTCCTAAAGTTTTAGAGGGTGTTCAATTCTCTTTTCATCATAAATTGAAATTAGCTGAAGCACTTTACGGAGTTCATCTGTATAAGCTAAAAATCCCAGGGGGTGTCTGGCCTGTACTTGATGCGCTAAATAAACTTAGGAATGATTTAGCTCATAAAATAGATAGTCCAAAGCTTAAAGATAAAATTGTTAATTTTTTAACATCATCAGAAGAAAACCTGATGAAAGATAGAAAATTGCGTCCACTTAATGAAATATTATTCGAACCTAAGCTTTTAACGGAAAGAATGCGCTATGTCTTATGGTGTTTACTTGGATGGCTTGGTTGCATGCACGGTATAATATACTTAAATCCGCCCGAAGAGTTCCTGGCATCTATCTTTGCAGAAATTAATCTTAAAACCAGTGCAGAACGCGTAATTTTTCCTGATCTGTTTGAATGATGCCGCTAACCACGTCAAACGAGCTGCTATGCTGCTTTTTACGTCCTTCTTCGGGCATTCGGTAAAACGCTTAAACTACCGGCACATGTAATACGAGTGTATTACATGTGAGGTTGCCTAGATTGATTCTGGTTTACGCTCAATCTTTCGGATAAATCCTAAATGATGTATGTTGATTCCGTACTCAATCTTAACAGCAAGGGATGACGCATGAATGTAAATATAAAACAAATTTCGGGTAACTGGGATGAAGGATATGCAATGGATAAGCATATGAAAAAAAGCACATATTTAGGTGATAATGAGTATGGACGTCCACAGTTTCATAACGAGCGTACAGAAGTAGGTGAAGCTGTATACCAGCTCAAATATCAGGAAGACTGGAACCAAGTTGATCCACTGGCTGAATGCCTGTTGCAACATGCAGTACCGCTGTTTAAGGACATTCAGTTAATTATACCTATGGCTGCGACCAAACCCAGGACTATACAACCCGTTACGGCTGTAGCCACTGTTCTTGCTGAAAAAATGGGGGGAGGAATGGGATATTTCGACGGCATGATCCTTAAGCAGGCAGGCGGTACGTCCTTAAAAGATCTGCACACCAGAGCCGAAAAAGAAGCGGCAGTTGCTAATATGTTTTCCTATCAAGATCTTATACCGAGCAGCGGGAAGTATAACGCCCTCATAATCGACGATCTCTACCATACAGGCATTTCAATGGAAGCTGCGGTAGCAGCCCTTCGCGGTTATAATAAAATCAACAAAATCTATGTAGCGGCGCTGACCTGGAGATAACCATGACGACGACAGTTTTCGTTGCTGGCTCAATAACCATAAAGAAACTTGATCATCTTATCGTTGAGCGGTTGAAAAAGATTGTGGACCAGAAGTTTAACGTTATCGTTGGTGACGCAACAGGCGTTGATTCATCGGTTCAGCAAGAACTCCTTGATATGGGGTGCAGGGCAACTACTGTCTTCAGCAGTTCACCTAAACCACGCAATAACCTTGGTTCGTGGCCAGTGAACGTGGTTCAGACACATCACGCGCCCGGAACACGCGCATTCTTTACGGCAAAAGATATAAAGATGGCTGAGGCTGCGGATTATGGGCTTATGGTGTGGGACACTAAAAGCCCTGGAACATTAAGCAACGTCTTAGAACTTTTATCGCGTAAGAAAAGCTCCGTTGTTTTCATTAATAAGACAAAGGAATTTGTCATTATTAAAGAGCCGAAAGATGTTGATAATCTGATTAACTTTATGTCGGCTACGTCACTTCAGAAAGTTGAAGAAAAAATTAAACTTTCCGAAAAGCTGTCTCTTATTAAGAATCAGCAAATGGCTCTCATTTAATTTCCTTGCTGGAATAGATATGAACGATAAAGAAACTCGTATTCTGGAAGAACCCCAAACGTTATTAAATTTAGGCTCTGCTTACACAAAAGCCCGAGAGGAATATCTCAGCGAGCTGGCTAGGGACTGTGAACGTTCTGACGGTAGTGGTGTACAGGAAGCGAGGCGTGATGTACATCAGAATGAACTGCGGGAAGCCGAGCGTTCAGCAGAATCCGCTCCTAATGCACAGAAGCAACTCGTTACCAGACTGACGGAAGAGTATTTATCCCGCTAATGAAAAGCCGCCGCGAGGCGGTTTTTTTACGCCCTTCTGCTGCCATTCAGTATGACGTTAAGCCTAGTCCGCTTTTCGCTCTAAGCAGACTTCCATACTGATTCCATAGCATCAGCCCAAACTATGCCCAGTTGAATCGGATCATCAATATTGGGCAGCATAACGCCGTACACTTCCCGCAGGTTGAAGTAACTGTCTCCCAGTATCTCGAAGAAATCCCAGGCCTGGTTAGTATCAACAATCTTGGACATGCGGGCAGCGCCCTTCTCTGTCCATAAGGTCAGAGAACGTGTTTTGCTGGAAATTTGTGCGTCAGGATTACTGACTCGCAAATCAGCAAGCTCTTTTCCAGATACGGTATAAAGGTGTAAACCTTCAATAAAACGCTGACGGTTGGCGTCCAGATTGGTGCGGATGTTTGTAACTCTGGTGCCATAACCTTCTGCCAGGGTTTCGGTCGTAACGACACGGACACCCTGATAGGATAAGACTGGAAGGTTTACTGATGCGCCAGGCAAATAAGCTTACTACAGGTGCTGATTAAATATCCAGTTACTACTTACGTTTTGTGCCTGGAACATTAAATGGTGGTATGCAGGTTCTGAGGTAATAAAAAAATTATAATTTTGAACGAGGTAGTGATATTATTAACAACTTAAGTATATGTAACACACGTGAAGTCTATCCCAGTAGCACTGCATATTGATTAACAGAAAATTAACCCGGGAGGTAGTCTTGAGCGAATCCACTATAATCCTTGCTAAAGAATCAATTTCAGAAGGAATTGAGGCAAAAAAAATAAATGAAATAAGAACCCTTAGTGATGATGAACTTGAAACATATGATAAAAAAACAAATATACTTATGGAGTTTGTGAACGATTTTTCTTTAGTAGAATATGTAAAATTGAACTATGAGTCACTAATGGAACTTCTGAGTGAAACAATTATAAAAGCAGCAAAAGAGCCTTCCTTCATTGGTTCATATCCATTCAAAACCTTCCCATCCCTTTTTAACTCACGAATACTGAACTATCTGATGTCAGTGAAAACTTTACTCGAACATATGGAAACTAGTATTAACAGGCGGTACGGGGAGGAATCAACAGAACTTCTCGAATTTAAATCGCTGACGGCAAATGAATTTGACAGTAAATTTTCATATAGGTTCATGTATAAGCTCAGAAATTTTGTTCAGCACTGTGGAATGCCTCCACTTTCGCACACTATATCAAAATCACTTGATGAAGTCAGTAATACTGTAAGTGTAGAGTTAATTGTCTATTTTATAAGAGATAAATTAATTCAGGGATTCTCAAAGTGGGGGGCTCAGGTAAAGGCTGACTTAAAACAGATGGATGAATCCTTCCCAACAATCCCGATTATTAATGAACACATAAATTCCATTTTTAAAATTTATGTTATATTCAATGAAAAATATCACATAACTAAAGCTTTAGAAGCGAAAGAGTATATAATAGATTTCATTGGAGAGAGAGAAAATTACATTGATGATGAATATATTATAGCGAAAATAAAGAAAACCGAAACAGGCTTGAGTATAAACAAAAAAACCATTCCCACATCAGCACTTCAGAAGATATCCGATTTTTATATAATAAAAGAACATTTATTTTAGCAATGAAAATAACTCACAAAATAATATTTTTCAGATAAACCAGCGGATATCACTGGTTGAGTTAATATATTTCTCGGACTATGTGTAACTGTAACTGATGCCTGAGACTAAACATCGGCAGGTCACCAGCCCGTCTTATACATGGCGTGACCTACTCCCCGTTGATTAATATACCTCAATGCTAGTCATATTGTTGAGACTGCCAATGTCCGCACTTAAATCACAGCGGACCTTCAGTCCTTTTAACTAGTCCACTGAGTGCCAAATACGAAAGTGGATAATAACATTTGTTAGATCTAAAGGGTGCAGGTTCAAAGGTGCCGCACTAACGGGAACTTTGTGATAAGTAATGTTTCTTGGAGTTTTTTAGGGAGGCTCCCTCCCTTAAATCAATACTCATATTGAACATATACACCTTGTTTACGATCTGCGGTATGCACAACCGAGCTGCTGAGATCTCCCTGCACCTGGGGATGTGGATGGTGCTTTGTGCCAGATGCACAATGTAAAAATTGCGCAGGAGCAAGCAAACTAGCATTACCTAATTCCCACGAATGTTGAGAGCCATGGTGAGGAACCTGTACCAAGCCAATTCTTTTCCAGCGTCCTGTTCCCAGATGGTTTTGGATATCTGAAATCACTGATGAAGTAAGATGAATATCGCCAGTACAGAGTGTAGCCAGCCGATCGGTAGGCTCCTTCGTTTTCCGCATAATAGTATTCAAGCGTGTCCAGCCGAAAAGACGGCTTGAGAATCTATTTGCGTGCTCACTCACATGAAATTGACAGGATGTTTCTCTCATAGGTGCGGCATACATACATAGCGAAATATTATTCTTGGCTCTGCCAGAGTGTCCAAAATGTCTTTCATAGCATTCTTTTAGTGTTTTTCTCCAATCTGGAGGGATTTTCGATAAATGCTGGTGTAGGTTAATATTCATGATGGTGTTCTGAATATCTCTTTTGACATCGGATAATAGACTGCCTGAGTGTCTTGCATACAATTTTCCATTTCGCTGTATAATCAACCCTAGGGTGGCAAAGTCTTTTTCAGCATTATAAAAGACGAACTCAAAACCCATGTTTAAGGCTTGAATAGAGCGATCATGACGGAGTATTCTAACTCTTGGAACACCAGACATCGTAGAACCCAAAGAAAAGTAATTCTGACTGAAACGTCTGATATCATCCTCCTGCTGAAAATTGCTCGGTTCTGGTTCAGGCTCATCATCACCGTAAGGAACAGGCGAAGTACCCGCTCCACCCTCAATCAGTACAATCTCTTCAACACGATCATCAAAATTTTTAGATGTTAGCCATTTAACTGGATTGAGTTGCATTAGCGATGTTGAGGGTGAAGTGCCTTTTTTGCCCATAACCGAAATTTCTCGCACGGTCTGCGCCCATTCTGAATATGGGAGCACCAGCGTTTTAACACGACAGTTCCTCAGAATCTCTTCGACGCCGTTTACGTGATCATTATCGAAATGCGATAACACTAACATATTAATGGATTCTGGCCATCCGTACCGTGTTATTTCCCCTAATACACGGTTGAGTGTACTCATGCTTGTGGAGCCACAATCATAAACCCAATTGAAAGTCTCTGTTGCATTCCAGCCTGTGATACTACCTGATTTAAAAGTGCCATTTCCTACCGGATGAAATCTTTGAGTCACTATAAGCGATGTCATTTTTCTTCCTTAAACTGAACCACATTCAAATATATGTTAATTGACACTCATCACCCCAAGCATACATATAACTATATGCTATCCGGTGTATTCAGAAAACCAAACATCAACGATTCTTCTATCACAAAAGCTTCGGGTACTACAGACAACATCTGGCACAGATTAATCAAATCAGGGTTCACGTCTGCCAACAGGAAATCAGCGTGTTTTGTTGAATTCATGAAACGCCCACAAACGGCTCAATCAGCCGCTTGCCGGCAGGAATGTATTGTTCCAGGTCTGCAAGCTGTGAGAATTTACCACCAGCCCATTTCAGGAACGGTCGGCGCCGTACTGTTTCCCGGATTTCGATAGCATTCGTCATACCAGGTACCCCGCCACCAGTTCTGTTGCATTTATCCGGCCAGCAAGTGGACATTCAGATACGTAATACCGGCATTTGTTTTTGGTCAGGCACTCTTCACGGTGACGGGCGGCAATCGTCCGAAGGTGATCACTGTGTGTTGAATCAAAAGCTGCTAGCCATTCAGTGGCTGCACGATTCCAGAGTTGCTTTTTCTCCAGTCCTTCCGCCGCCATTGCATGAGCAACATATTTTGGGCTCGTGGCCGCTGGATCCTCAGCCGGAAAATAGTGCTGTTTGTCACGGTCAATGCGTCCGGTCTTGATCAGCGCCTTAATCGCCCGGTTGTACTGGATCTTTGAACCGCCCACCGCGGCGTAAATATCACAGGACTTCACCGGGTGTTTCTCTACAATCACAGCGATAATTCTGTTTTCAAGTTCCATCATGCCCCCCTGAAACCGGCAGGTATTTCGGTATCCGGTGTGTCGATTGTCGTAATGCCCCGCTCTCCGGGCCTGGCCCAGCGCCCGTTTAATTTCTGAGGGCGCCCGGCGGCATCCCATTTGCCTGCACGCTGCAGGTAGCCCGGGAAGTTTTTCGGTATGAACAACGTGGCCGGCCGGAGATATTGTTCCTGCTCCGTTCCCCGCCAGTCTTCGGTTTTGTAATCGACAACCAGTTGCAGTTCTTCGGGAGTATATTTCTCCCGCAGGCGGGCCCGGATATTTTCCAGTGATGAATTCGAGGCTGTGAAACGTGAGCCAGTGGTCAGGTTGAGGTGTTTTAAAACCTGTTTCGCCTGGTCAGTGATGACCACTTCAGGGTCGGGTTGCGGCGTAACCTGACAAAGGGGTTTTGATTTTACTGATGGATCTGGTGTTGAAGTTACTGACGGATCCCCCCCGGATTCTGACGGGTCAAAAATATCGTTTTTGCCGGATTCTGACGCGTCGGATTTTGATGCGTCAGATTCTGACTCGTCATATTTTGATGCGTCAGATTCTGACGGGTCAGATGCTGGCAGGTGAGATAAAGCAGCCTTCCGAAGCTTAGCGATATTCAGGCGATAGATATTTGGTGCATTCCGGTTACCCGCCCGGCGTTGCTGACGGGTGAGCCAGCCGCCCTCCTCCAGCTTACTGATGGCAGTACGGACCGTTGAGGGACCTGCACCCAGCTGCCGGGCAATCGTCCCGATACTTGGCCAGCAGACTCCCTCGTCATTGCTGAAATCAGCAAGGCGGGCCATGATTGCTACACTGGTCAGTTTCATACCCGCTGCAGCACAACCGTCCCAGACGTACGAACTTAATTTCACACTCATTGTTCTACCTTCCTGAATTTCTTTGGCCAGTCACGCCGCGGACAGACACAGTCAAACTCATACCCCGGGCGCCGGTATATAACCCGCTGATGAACGATATCGATACCCACGGTTTCAACTGTGACATCCCGCCAATCCATGTACTTCTCAACCCACGGTTTAATGATTTCGTCTTCCACATGCGGCCCTCCGGTTATTCTGGCTGGCCACAACACCCACAGCCCACTCCGCAAAGCTGTGGTTCACCGGCACCCATTGGCCATGTACCATCACCACATAACAGTAAATAACCGGAGTCTTTCCACCTGTGACCGGTAGTACCCTGAGTTGCGGTAGTCTTCGTTCTGCTGTTAGAATGTTCATGCGATTATTTCTCCACACAAGTTTTGGTCGCACCCGAACGCCCTGAGCTGCAACTTGGGGCGTTCACCTTTTCTGCCTCGCAATAAATCCTGTAAACCAGAGTTGTGTGCTCCTGTAATTTGCTGATGACCAGATAAAGTTCATCGTCTATAGCTTCCCTTTCGTGACGCTCAATGACTCCATCTTCAATCGCTTCCCTGACCTGTTTGGAGTAAGCCGCTATCTGCTCCAGGGCTTCCAGCAGGCGCTGGTTAATGTCTGCATTGTCGATTTCACCGAGGTCCGGCGGCATTGGTACAAAGACACCACCTGAAGCTCTAGCGACAGCATGTGCAACATGGTTAGTTCCACCCGCTTTCTGCAATACATCTGCCCAACCCATCGGGAAAACCTGATCACCAATGTGACGAAGTCTGTTAAACAGTGCGTTTTCAGTAACTCCGATCCAGTCGGAGGCTTCTGCATAACCACCAGGTAAATCAGTGATACTTTTCTTCACAGACTGGATGTACCAGTCCGGCTGCTTTTCTACTTTCCAGTTCCTCTGATCCACGGTGAATGCCTCTTAGCTGTGGTTTAACTACTTAGCCCTTTTGCATACTCTTAATCCAAATACAGATCCGGACGGAGGCGAGCCCGGGGAACACCGGTAACCTTTTCCACTAACAAAACATGTTTTGACGGGGTTTTCTGTTCCCGATTCAGCCAGTTCCATATCTGTTGCTGCTTTACGTTTGAAGATGAAGCCTGAGAAATTTTCCGGGCAAGTTCTGACTGACCGCCCGCAATTTCAATGGCTTCCTTTAAAGCATCGGTCTCGGTCTTCATACATTCTCTCGATAAGGTGATTTTTCAGTTGTGAGCATACAACATCAACAACCAATATAACAACTTTTAGGTGTTGGATAGTTAAAACATAAAGTTGTAATGTGCGCATAAATAGAGGAGATGGTTGTGGGCACATTAGGCGAGCGTTTGCGCGAATCCAGAGAAAAGAAAAAATTAAGTCAGCAGGAACTGGCTGATAAGGTTGGTGTTTCTCAGCAGGCGATAGGTAAGATCGAAAGCGGAGTCACCCAAAATCCCAGGAATCTAAAAGTCATCGCTGCCGCGCTTGATGTGGCCGAACATTGGCTTCAGTTTGGAGAAGTCGATACTAATGATCAGAAAACTGAATACGTGAACAAGGAATGTGAGGAGACATCCAGGGATTCGAAAATATTCACAGAGATACCAATATTGGATATTGAATTATCTGATAGTGACGGATATTCGGCCGAGGTAATAGAAAGCGAGGGATCGACCTTTCCTTTCCGTAAAGATGACTTTCTTAGAAACAATAGTGTCACGCCGTCGAACGCCAGAATTGTCAAAATAAACGGTAGCAGCCTTTACCCTGTTTTGAAAAATGGTGATATGGTTGCCGTTGACCTTAGTAACACATATCCCGTGAGAGACGATGATTTGTACGCAATTCGAGACGGTGTATTGTTACGGGTTAAAATACTGATTAACCGCCCGGATGGTGGGCTATTACTTCGCAGTTTTAATAAAGAGGAATACCCGGACGAAATTCTGACTTTAGCAGAAAAAGAGCAAAGGATAACTGTGATTGGCCGGGTATTCTGGTCGTCAAGAAGCTGGTAAAAAACGGATAAGATCATCTTCAGTGATGATCTTGATACCCGTCAGGAGCTCATCCCGATAGCTGATAGCCTTTTCAATTTTCCTGCCATGTGCTGAGAACCTCCAGGCTTTCGAAGATAGAGTGCCAACAACAAGATAATTGATTTTCTTAGTAATTGAATCTTTAATATCGCCACCAGCATCGACTATTCTTTTTGATATTACGGATCTATTTCCGCACAGAAAAGTGCCTGTAAGGCAAAAAGTTGAACCTGAGAAATCTATGCTGTCTATTTCATCGCATGGCAAACGAGTAGATAACCCCTCAACTACACCATCATCAAGATTTGCCCCGGAAAATGCACAAATTGCATTATAAAGCCGCCTGCTTTCTTCTTCCGTTACCACCTTATCAGCTAGTATTTCTTTAACTAACTTGTATAGGTCCTTCCCCGGATAGTTGTTCTTCAACGTACTGTTTTGTCTCAGCCACCAATTGAGATACCTGATTTCCTCCTCTGAAAGTGAACGGTCTGCTGCAATACCCTTACAAAGCCCCGTTAACAAATTTATATCCGATTCAGCACTATAAAAATCGATATTTGGCACATCCAGTAATTCTCGCGGAATATCAGAAAGGAAAGTCTTTATGTCCTCCTTCTCCTGAACGGTGAGTTTGCCCTCTGAAAGGATGTTATTCACCCGAAAAAGAAGAGACCTAACCACATGATTTTATGATATTTCTTCCGCTTCCCTCAACCATGTAGCGAGATAAACAATTTCAATATCATTCACCTTACCATCTGACAAAATACCATCGATAATACTCACTAAGTTGTTGAAAAGCTTATCTCTAATCATCGAATAATTATAAATTTCCGTCCCTGAAATCATACAACCTCCATTTAGTTTTCCTATATCGATACTCCTTTTTTCTATTTCATTCAAACCACATAAAGTTGTTGGCAGTCCACATGACAACAACTAAATTACACCTTAAAGTTGTTATGATATTTCTAACACACAGCTAAGCCGACGGTGATAGGTAACACCGGTGATGCAACTCAGCATCCAGAGTCGTATGGTGATGCCCGACCGGGGCGCCGCAGCGGAACACATAAAAACGGAGAATGATATCGATACAGGAAAACGTTAAAGGCCGAAGCCACTGCGTCAATGTGGCACACAACGAAGAGGGTGTTACGCCGGATATATGGCCAGCACCTGTGTAACCTCCCCTGGCGGCATGGTTGTCAGGTCGCAAAGGCAGCGTTACGGGCAACGCGGCGTAAGGTGGTCAAATGTAATGCCCTCTTCGTTGTGTAAACACCCGACGGTGATAAGGCTCCTTAACTGATTGCTGGTTCAACTCCAGCGCACAGCCCTCTCCAGTGTGGAGAACCACCGGCTGTGGATTGTTGCAGTAGTCCACCAGCCACTCTAAAGCTACTGAATTTAGCACCCGACTGGTGAGGGATTTTTGCAACCAAAAATCAACGATTGCAGTCGTTTAGTGGAGAAATAAATTATGTCCTGGATTTATACAAACAGCGGTGAGCACTTCAATTTCATCAGCCCACGGCCTGAGCAAATCTGTATCGACGATATCGCTTGCGGGCTGTCCAATATCTGCAGGTTCACCGGCCAGCTGAATGAGTTTTACAGTGTGGCCCAGCACTCAGTTCTGGCCAGCCATATCGTGCCACCGGAATTTGCCTTTGAAGCACTAATGCATGATGCCCAGGAAGCCTATCTCGGTGATGTGTCTTCTCCGCTTAAAGGCTTGCTGCCTGATTACCGACGGATTGAACGTATTGTTGAAATGGTGATCCGGATGAATTATGGACTGCCGGCAGTAATGAGTTCAGTGGTTAAACATGCAGACCTTACCTTACTGGCTACAGAACGCCGCGATTTCGACCTGGATGATGGTACGCCGTGGCCCATTTTGGAGGGTATCGAACCTCTCGCCAGTGTGATCAGTCCCCTGACACCCCGCCAGGCCATGATCCAGTTTCTTAACCGGTTCTATGAGCTCTATTCGCAGTATGTTTCAGACCTGCTGGTTATGCGTATTTCACTGGATAACGTAAACCACCAGCTTACCGATGCAGGTATTAATGCCATTAGTGCCCAAACAAAACAGGAAGCTGATTAATGTACTCAATGACCTGGGAAGACGCTAAGAAGGCCATGAGTGAGGGGAAAGCCGTAAAGCATGAATACTTTAGTCCGGATGAATTTTTCAGGATGCAAGGCAATCAGATGGTTGATGAATCAGGTCAGCCTGTGGCTCGCTGGTATTCAGGTGAATTATGGCAGAAGACAGGATGGTCAATTCTTGATGATAAAATGGACAAGCTCTTTGGTCTTAACCTTGTGGCTGAGGGGAATAGTTCGTTACGGAAGGAGTTTAAGGGAGGATAATCATGATACAGATGCTGACACTGGAAGAATGGGCTACGGAGAAATACAAAAGCAACCCTCCGAGCCTGTCAACTCTGAGACGTTACGCTAAACAACAGCTCTTTTTGCCACCGGCAAGTAAACAAGGCCGGTTCTGGCGCGTTCGTGAAGATGCTGAACTTGTCGGGGAATTAAGCATGCCCGAAGTGCGGAGGAATGATTCTCCCCTGTTACTGAGGATTCTTACCGATGGCTGCCAGACCCCGTAAAAATAATGTCAGCATCCCCAACCTTTACCCCCTTTATAGCCGTAAGGTGAACAAGGTCTACTGGCGATATAAACATCCGGTGACGGGTAAGTTCCACCCCCTCGGCAGCAATGAAGATGAAGCAAAAGCGATAGCTATCGAAGCGAATATTCGCCTGGCAGAGCAACGCAGCCGGCAGATCATGGCGCTCACGGACCGCATATCTTCAGTAAAGGGCCACGGTATCAGTGTGAACGGATGGATCACCCGCTATCGGCAAATCCAGGAAGATCGGCTGAACAGCGGTGATATAAAACCGAATACCTATAAACAGAAAACTAAACCCGTCGCCCTGCTTACAGAAAAGTGCGGACAGCAGGGGATTGCTGATGTCTCTGTAAGGGATATTGCGCAGATCCTTGATCAATACCAGTCACAGGGGCAGCACAGGATGGCCCAGGTCATAAGATCCGTTCTGATTGATGTTTTCAAAGAAGCACAACATGCCGGAGAAGTTCCGCCGGGACATAACCCTGCCCTCGCCACCAGACAGCCCAGAATAAAAGTTACCCGCCAGAGACTCAGCCTTGAGGAGTGGCATAAGATTTTTGCCATTGCTGATAGACAGCATAAATACATGGGTAACGCCATGCTATTGGCAGTGGTCACGGGCCAGAGGCTGGGCGATATTTCCGGAATGAAATTCAGTGATGTCTGGGATGGACACCTGCACGTTGTTCAGCAGAAAACGGGGACCAGGCTGGCTATCCCTGTCAGCTTACAATGCGATGCATTAGGGGTGACTCTGGATGATGTTATCAGGCGCTGCAGAGATTACGCCGTCAGTCCTTTCCTGGTTCATTACTTCCGTACGACCTCACAATCAGAACGGGGAGCACAGGTCACACCGAATACCCTTACCACAAATTTCAGTAAGGCCAGGGATAAAGCCAATATTGACTGGGGCGCAGGAACGCCGGCTACCTTTCATGAACAGCGATCATTGTCAGAACGTCTGTATAAAGCTCAGGGGATAGATACTAAAAATCTGCTGGGTCATAAATCACAACAACAGACGGATAAATATCACGACGACCGGGGAAAAGACTGGATCACGATAGCGATTTAG